CGTCTGACCACCATTGTTTAAAGATGGGGTTCGACATAAAGGACTCGGTATCGGCGTGGAGCCAGGAGTCATTTCCCAAGACTGTGGGGCCACTGAGATGTGACCGAACAGCCGGAGGGAGATGGCGTATACTCCGTATCCACAGCTGACGGTAGCGACTATCAAGGTAGCAAGAGCTACCAGGGATAATAGCATACCGCCGGATGCGGTTACAAAGTTCAACAAGGTCTTGCGCATTTTCTACCTCTCGTGTGATTCGGAGAGGAGACACGTCAACCCCAAGGAACCAGTCTGCACCACAGCTCTCGCGGAATAAACCGTGACGAAAACTTTTCTTCTCGTTGAATGTCAAACCGCAAAAACGGAATGTCTCTTCGATTAGAGGTACAGACGAGGCACCGACGGCTATGTCATCTCCAAAGATAGCGAAGGAACTGCTATCATCGGAAAGACGGCGACACGCCCAAACGAGAGCATAAAATATCATGCTTTCAAGCTCGAAAGTGTAACCGTTACCCATACTGGAGAAGCGCTCGGTCTCCACTAACCGCTCATTGTCGAGCAGAAAGCGAGGACGAACCATCGTCATGGCGTGAAGCCAATCCGATGGGAGTAGCTGGAGTACGAGTTGACGACAGATCGTGTCAGACGCTGATTTAAGATCCAGCGTGACAAGAGAACCGTCCTTACTCCCGATATAGGCCAGGTGGGCATTTTTACGCCAACCATGGTCTAAATCAACCCCCACGTTTTTCAGGCGGGAGCGGATCATACGGCCGATACCTAATTGCAAATAGGCAGAGAAACCCGGTTGGATTTCAATCGGACGATCGGTTTTAGCATTTTTGGGAACGTACGTACGTCGACCGTAGTCCTCGAGGCGTAGAAACTTAACCTTCTGGAAAGGACCCTCTTCGGATCCACTAAACGATTGACGCCACCGCTCACTTGCATTGATATGCGAGAGAATGAGCGGGTAGGCCTGGGGATTAACCCCCACGTCCCTGTGCAATTTGTCGTAGAAGACAGTCGACGAATCGTTGCAGGAAACACCAGGGCCAAAACGACATTCTGACTCCCACTCACCGGCGTCAAATCGACCGAGTAACCAGGCAATCCGGTCGGTGGCCAGCGAAATTGCTGAATCCACCCCGGGGGGCGCAACTAAACGCCCGTCAGCCCAGTTATAGAGTCGATCGTTCGACGATGAACAGGATGCCTCGGCCCACAAACCAGCATCAACCGCAGCGGCCCGAGTATCAAAGAGGGGAACCTCAAATGGATACTTGGACAGAAGGGAGACGCACTGATGATCGAGGGAAAATAAATCGACCATCTGTTCGGTATAACTCCGAGGATCAATACTATGAGTCAGCAAGGAACGAATATCTCCATGCCGAATACATAAGTATAGACCCAACGAAGTGGGGCTATCACATGACTCAAAGAACACAGAAGCCAAGTTAAGTATATCACAATCCTTTAGTTTCGGGAATTGTGAAAGGCTATCTGTAACCGCCTGAAGGCTGCGCTCCAGGACCTTCCGGTCCCGGGACGTCCCCCATCGAAGGTTGATGGTTGGATGTTCCATACGTTACTCCGAGTGATTAATGGAAACCCCGTGAGGGGTAATGGCGTTTTCCTATTAAGTAGGAATAGAGCCGTCAAGGAGAAATTGCTGGATGACAGTGTCAGCAGCAATCGCCTTGACGTACGCCGCCATATCACCGTTGTAATCGAGAGGTGCCTGAACCGGGATTGCGATATCCAGGTTCGCGCGGTTTGTCGAGTCAACGAGTGAGGTTGTCGAATTGATGTGTGGTATTTCAACACGCACGTTCGCAACCAGGGCGCCGGTACGAGTATTCTTAGTGGGGCGACGGTTAAGCTTGACATAATGCCAACCAGCCATCGACACACCGGAGGGTTTATAAACCCAGCGAACCTCGTCACCGTCGACGTAGTCAACAGTGAAAGTAACGTTGGCGCCAGTGTGATCCTTAAGGACCAGAGAAACAGCTGCACTCATGGTTTGTCTTTCTTCAAGTTAGTTAGTTGAAAATTTGACGAAGGAGGGACACAGCAGCAGCCGCATGCCAGGTACTAAACGGTAGTGAAAAAACTAACCGTGTAGCTGGAGGGTAGATGTGTACAGCCCGTTCCATATACGTGTCCTTACGGACAATAGATGAAACGGAAATGGACCCACTACCTACAAGCGAAGGCTGAACGACCAGTTCTCCGGGTTCGGCGACAGAAACCTTGTTATAGAAAACGGTCGTAGAACCGTCAAGGAACTGCTTGCCGTACCAGAGATCACCTCGGTCCAAACATTGGCCAATGTTGGCAAACCAATCAACCACGAACGAGAAAGGAAGTAACTCGTATACCGTAGATAACGGATTTGTCAAACCCAGCTGAGAAAGCTGATTAATGACCGGGTTAGTAACCTCATATCGATACACCGTAGTAGCTTGACCGGTAATATGGTCAACGCGATCAATCCACTGGCGAACTCCCCCACCGGGGTAGGCGAGCTCTAGGTAGTTTACGCGCTTCTGCTCATGATGATAGTCAATAGGAGACTTTCCCACCGCTTTCACGATGGGGGGACGGGCCTGTTGAGATTCGTACAAAGCAACCATGGAACCAGAAATATCGCTAACTAAGGGTTTCCACCCGAAGCTATACTCCAAGAATGCGTTAGATATGCCCTTTGAGGCAACCTTAGCGCGAGACGAGTACTTGCGGTTTAATGCACGTACACGAGGAGAGCGAGAACTGAGACCGAGTTGTTGAGCACAAGCAACAGGATTACCTTTCTTAAGGTAACGAGCCGCCTTGGCAATGCGTGTAACCGTCTTAGAAATAAGACCGATAGTTTCATGCATTTCGCCAAACGCCACACCGAGGTTAACCTTCTGGTTTCTTACAGAAGTATTCGCCTGGTTAATGGACAAGTCGGAATAACGACCAGCGTTGAAAGTATCGCCAGTCCCCCAGATGGTCAAATCGTAATTCGACCATGTAAAACCACCACCCCAACTGTTATGTAACCAGACGGGAGGGGGTCCAGCGTTCTGCAAGTAACTTAAACTATATTTAAGTGAGCCGAGGCTCACAAAAATACGGTTGTAGGTGTACGGCAGGGAACGCAGGGCAACATTAGGGAACCCGGGAAGACGATTCCGATCACGTCGCTCGTATAGCTGCATATACTGATGGGGGTAAGAAGTACCCCAGGACTCAGTAAATGAGTATTTAGCGTACTGCACGTTTTCAGAAATAGCTCCCATGTGGATCTCCTAGTGAAGGCTAAGCCTAAGTCGAGCCG